GTCTTAGTACCAGAAAAATTCTGTAAAAGGGTAGTTCTAAAGTCTCCTGTGAATTGAGGTCTACCAGAGAGTTCTCTATTATCAAAATTACCACTAAAGCTAGTGACATTAGTTAAATTAGAATTATATAATATAAACTTACTCATACTCAAACCCACTTACTGGTACAAATGTCTGATCAATATTAAAGATATTTGCAACGTTATTGTCTATGTTCTTCTTGAATAGCCATCCCTTGATTGTAAAGCTAGTATTTGCTGATACTCTGTAAGGCACTGTACCAGATAGCTCTTTTGGATAGTCTAACGATATATCACCAGACCATAAAACTTCAGATCTTATCTCTAAGTCATCTACTAAATTTTGTGAAGATGGTACTTTCCAGCTTATAACAATATATGGATTATTATAAGGAATAAAATTACTTAAAATTTGATCCATGTCTGTTTGGAATCTAGCTAATATATCCATATTGACAGTTATATTAACAGGCAATGGAGTAGGTAGGTGATTAGTATCAAAAGAACCAGTACTACTGGTTTGAGCTTTAGAAATATAAAAGCCTTGTATCTTATTGAATACTCTATCCGGGTCTCTAGATATATTAGACATAGAAACAGAAACAACAGGTAATTTTATATGCTGACTCTTATTTACTAAGTCATGAATGACTCTTTCTTTAGGAGCATATACAAAATTAGCCTGTATACTATCTTCAACAGATCTAGATTTATTATATCTATTGATAATGATACTATTAAAAGCAGAAACAAACTGCTTCATAATATCTTTAATTTCAAAACCGTAATATTGTGTCTTCAATAATAATATTTATCTATTGGTCAACCGTTTTCGCATCGTTTTCTAAAATATACTGGTAGTTCAGTATAAAACAACTCTCTTATTCTTAAGAAATTGGAATCCATGATATAAGTAGTACTATGATCTCCCTCGCCGCGTGTAGTTCGACCACATGCTTGTATTAAACTAGATAGCATTTGTAGTGTATACCATTTTTCATCTGTTTCTCTTATACATTGAGCCCTGTTATCATTCCAAGGTATGTAAGGTAATTTCATTATCACTTGGAATCTACCTAATTCATCCTTTAGATCGACCCCGTAGCACATTGACGGACTAACTAACACAGTAGGCTCATCAGACTCCATATGCTGCTTGAGTATATGCTCGTTTTTAACCCCGGGCTCTCTAAACAATAACCTGTTAGTATATTTCGGGTCAATAAAATTCTTAATGTATTCTGTAATATTATTAGTCTGAGTATGAATTATACCCTTTTCGTTTTTATGACTATCTAATAACCATTCTACTCTATCAACTAGCTTGGGTAATGTACGAACTAGATTCTTTGCATTGAGTGGTGTATCTTTAAATACTAATATAGGGGATAACTTAGGATCGAATGTACTAGGGATATCAATATAGTCATAATTATCACTACTTATACCCAAACTCTTAACAAAGCTCTTAATACCTACAATAGTAGCAGACATTAGAATAACTTTATCTGCATGATCAAAGACATGTTTACTCAATAGATCAACCTTTAAGGGAGTAAATGTTATTTCTAATCCATCTTTCTCAACTATATACTTACTCTCTCTATATGTCTTTATAAGAGTCTTAAGACCTAGATAGATTCTATAATATTTCTTGTACTCGAATACAAGCTTACTTCTAAAATTGAAGTCATTCTTCTTTTTATTAATATGTTTCTTAACGTCTTGAAGGTATTCCCCTAAGTCACTATAACAGTTAAATAGACTTTCATATAACTTATTGCGATTGCTATGATACTTAAATAAGATACCCTTCCTTTTAAGGTCTTTGTGAGGTAATACAAAAGTAAATTCCTTTACTAACTCTGATTCAAGTTCAGAGGCTTCATCAAGTACTAAGTATTGACGTCTTTTGAGGTGGTCTTGAAGAGATAAAAATTTACTATAGCTTAAACAACTAAAATTATTTTTAAGAGTATTATCAATCGCGTTATAGTAATAACAGCATTTATTATCTAAACATTTTTTCTTTTGATCTTGAAGATATACACAAGGGGCTGTATCAACCTCGAATTGCTCGTCTATCGCGCAAGTATAATTACCCTTACCTTTTAGTATCTGTGTATCCTCAAAAAGCGTTTTATATTGATCTTGGAGGGTTTTAGTTATAGTAAGAGAATAACAACCATGAGTTTCTTCTCTATATACTAAATCACTATTGATATAATTACCCTGTATATCAGTCTTGTATATATCTCCACTATCTACTAAATCATTAAACTTCTGAGATGAATTTCTAGCTAAATTAGCGACAGTCTTACTAATAAAACTCTTACCAGTACCAGTCGGTGCTTGAATAATAAGAAATTTCTTAGGAGACTTTAACTTATCATCTATTAAGTCAAAAGCAGATTTCTGTTTATCAGTAGGTTTATAGCCTGTAGGGAAATAATCTATCAGCATGATTATATTATAATCACTAGCGTAGAATTATAAAACTTATTTTTCAAGTTTTTCATACAATTCACCATTTTAAACTTATTAATAGGGTCATCATGATGAACAAACTTATTATGATAGGACATACGGATTTCTGAGTCAGAAGACTCAATATTAAAGGGGTAAGGGAATTCAAACTTTTTGGAGTTATTAAAAATAAGTTTGAAGTTAAAATCTTTGAACTCATAAAAAACAAGTTTATCCTTTATAACTGATTTACCACGCAATTGTACGTCTACAGTTTTAAGTAGAATTTGTTTGAGATTGTTCTCTATAAGTTCAAGTTGTATCATGAGTTCATAAATGCTATTTTACCATCGGATGACATTGGGGCAAAACTCTCGTTAAACACTCCCCAGAAATCATCTTCTGTCCATGAGTTAATTAAGTCAACACTATCACAGTTTATAGTCCTCCAGCTTTGCATAAAAACATCCCATGTGATAATTGTGTTTTCATTAGCTGTATTATATCGAGGACTCGAACTACTAGGTTTAAAATTTAGAGTAGATCTACCATTTACACTATTGAGTAAATTTAGATTATTACTGCAAATCATTCTCCTAGTTGAAGGTGAGTTAGGTTTAGGGGAACGTCTCAAAAACCTAATCTCACATACTTTACTATTCAACTCTCCTAGTAAATTTGATCTACTTACTTTCATCTTCTTCTGGTTCACATACTCCGAATATTCTCTCTTCATTCAAGAATACACAATCTCTAACAGAATTTTCAATACCCTTGATTGAAATGTTATCTACCTTAATGCCTTTATCATCAGGGAAACAAACAATATCTCCAGCTTGTGCATATTTACATAATGGTCCAACTAAAATAACACGCGCCAGTCTCCATGTTTTCTGAACTTGAGCTAATGGAATGTGAATTCCATTACGAACTACTGACTTACCGTCTTCAGACAAATCAACATACTGTACCAGTAGGATATCGTCTAGTACTTTGTTTAACTTGTATCCATATAGACTAAATGTATCGTTACTATATGTATCTAGGTTAATAAGACTCTTTTTTGCAGATACATCAAATGCATCTCGTTGGGAATCCGTAAGCTCAATGCCGGATTTATCTAAAGCGTTTTCAAACTCACTCATATTTCTTTGTATTTAGGTTAAACTCTTTGAAATACAAATCTACTTCTCTCTTAGAAATTTCATGAAGGGAAGCACATTTGTCATAATTAGGTTTTTTTTCTTCTTTTTTCTTTTTAATATATCTGATAAACTTCTTTTTTAATTTCGGTAAGACGTTAGTAAGAAATTTATAATGAAACTCTTTATCTAAATTACCATCGCAATGTTTATTCACAGTGTGATTGATTATATAACAAACATCTTTATTGTATTGAGATAAAAAGCGATTAATAATATAAGGACTGTATAAGGTTTGATCAGATATATCTAATTCTTTTTTACTCTTCTCATGAGTAATATTATTAAGAAAGTCAAATATCGTCATACGATAACTTTAGTCGTAGCAATAAACATATCATCAGCCATAGTATAGAATACATCTATAATATTCTTCATAAAGTCATGAGCTTCTTCATCTCTAAGCTTAGTACTAAAAGCAAACGCAGGGGCTTTCTTTCCAGCTTCAATATTAATACCTGTATGACCAATAGCTATATTATCCTTTGCATATGTAATACTAACACTACACTTACCTTTTTGTTGTATAATGTTATGTTGGTTATGCTCTGCATGTACAATCAAGTCATCACCATCTACTTCAATAGGTTTCTTGATATAATTGGTTGAAAGAATGTTCGCAATTTGCGTGTTAAGTAGTCTTTGAAAAGCAACAGCGCCGAGAGGACACAAATTAGGAATTTCCCAGCAAAAATTAATAGCATCGTCAGAGTAAATGTAATCGTTGTTAATAAGATCTTCATTATCAATCATTCCTTCTGCTTCTACGAACATAGGTGAACGAAAAGCAATAATATTTCCTATCGGAAGAGTTTTTTTACCAAAGTATTTATAAGCGAATCTGTTATGAATCAGATTACCATCGTAAGATTTAATATCCTCTACAATCATATAAGTATGATAACTGCATTACATAGAAAATCAATTAATTTGTTTGGAAATCCAATTATAAGTTTTTTCAATACCATTAATTAATGGAAAGCTTGGCTCCCATCCTATTTTTTCTTTAATAAGTCTGTTATCACTATTTCTACCTCTAACACCCAGTGGTGCATCTAACTTATATACTCTTTTGAGTTTTTTATTACCTACTTTTTCAGCACAATCAACTAATTGATTTATAGTCACCATTTCTTCACTACCTATATTAACCGGTCCGGAAAATTCTGATGCCATTAATCTCATAATTCCCTCAATACACTCATCAATATATAAAAAAGATCTAGTTTGACTACCATCACCCCAGATTTCAATTTCACCACTGTCGTCGGAAAGTAAAACCTTCCTACAAATAGCAGCAGGAGCCTTTTCCTTACCACCATTCCATGTACCCAACGGCCCATATATATTATGAAATCTTGCTATACGAACTGGTATATCAAAGTTTCTATTATAAGATAAATACAATCTCTCACTAAACAGCTTCTCCCAACCATATTCACTATCTGGGTTTGCAGGGTAAGCAGAGTCTTCAGCGCAATTAGGATTATCAGGATCGAGCTGATTATGTTCTGGGTACATACAAGCAGAGCTACTATAAAAAATCTTTGTATGTAGGTAAGTGAAAGGACAAATTCGCGAATTTATATACCAATCAGAAGATACAAATTTATTTAAGTCAGTAACTGCCTTGAGAATATTAAGATTTATAGAGGCTGAGTTTTGCATGACGTTAGCATCATTATCCCCTGAAAAAATATACCCTGCACCTCCCATGTCTGCAGCGAGCTGGTAAATCTCATCAAATTGCTCACAGTATTGCTTACCAGATTGACTATAGAACGAACTAAACTCTACAACTCTACGAGTAAAACTGTATCTTGTAAGATCCCCTACAATAAATTCATCAGCAATAGATTTACTAAATTCAGGTGTTTTTAAATCAACACCGCGAACCCAATATCCTTCTTTTTTGAGTCTATTTACTAAATGATTACCTATAAATCCGCCTGCTCCTAATACTAATGCTCTTTTCATATTTTATAGTATAAATAAATTATTTTTATATAGTTTTGAACAAAAAGTGATGACTAGAAAACGTGTGAACTTTTTTATATCTTTTGTCAGTAAAATATTTCTCATAATCATCAATAAAACCAAATTGATCATGATATTCATATAAGATATACTTTGGTCTATGTATACTTAAATCCAGACCATTAAGTGCGTTGAGTTCATAACCCTCAACATCAATGCTAAGAAAGTCTACCTTTTCTATATTATATTTTGTAAGTAATTTTGAGAGCTGAATAGCTTTTGCTACACTATTATTAGTATGTTTTGTGGTACAGCCTCCCATCATTGATCCGTCAGTATATATACTATCAAAATCCCCTGAAATACTATCAGATTTATAGTCACAGCTAACTAATGCGTAGTTTTCAATAAAACAATTTCTATTACTTACACACTTACTATAACTATGCTTATTGGGTTCCACTAATAAACCATTCCAACCTAAAAACTTCTCAATTAAATAAGTATTGCTCTGATTTACTCCATCATTCGCACCTGCTTCAATAAAAAAACCATTTTTTATGTCCTTAAAAATATCAATTAAGTATAAATCTATATTAAACTGGGAGTAGCTTCTCATAACTTTTCAAATATTGCCCAACCATTTCTATCTTTGAGATTTTCATGTAATAAAGCAAAACTATCATCTTTTTTTAAATCTTTTATATTAAGTTTGTTCTTTCTACAATTACAATCATCCAGTGCGATAATTTTAGATTTATCTTTTAATTTTAAAAATTCAGATCTCGTAGAAAATTCCCCGCCATCAAGAAGTAAAAAGTCAATATTTTTGGGTAGTTTATTATAAACGTTAGATGTATTTAAATAATTGCTTTTATCCTTTTCTAGCCAGTTTTTTTCCTCATAAGATAAATTATCAGTATATAATTCTTTACAATTAACTATACTACCTAAGAGAAAAAATACATTCGACATCTCTTTATATTTTTTATTAAAAAATACGGCTTTGTTATACATCTCTGGATCACTTTCAATAGTATAAAATTTCTTTCTATTATTAAGTGCATTCAATATACATTGTGTTGATCCTTCCCCATTCCATGTACCTATTTCAACGATATTAATAATATCTAATCTTTTAATAAAATTATATATCATCTTACCGAAGTGAGATTGTATGTTTATTTGACCAGGCATTTTTACTGTAACTGTTTAATTGCGTCTATCCAATATTTAGACCGTAAAATATTATTATCAAATCCCTTTTTAATTTGAATATTATAACATTCATTAATATAAGAGTAATTGTCGAGCTGTTTAATATCCTCTAGTATTATTATTGGAAGTTTTTTATATAATTCATATATTTTAAAATCCCCCACTCTTACTGTTATAGGTACTCTTTTACTATATATGGTTTCCCATAGTCGATGAGTATCTACTCCGTTTCCAGCTGGACATAAGACCATTTTATAATCTAAAATTTTATTAAAAAAATCATATAAGCTTAGATTGCAATTATCAACATCAATATAATTTATATTATTACAAAAGGCCTTTATATTACTTCGATGAGTTACATTAGTGTTGATATTAAAATTACAATATATATATTTTGTGGGTGTTTGATCAATATTTCTGCTTAATAATTTTTCCTTTATATAAACTCTATCATAATAACAAACACCATGTCCTTTTCTATCTGATTCAATTTTATTTTCTATTCCTATAGGTATTGGTTCTAAAATATTATTATTACTTAATACATTTTGAGCAAACCATTTAATAATATTTTTAGGAGCAGAATTTACTAGCTCATCGGTTATTGGATAATCTGAATTACCTGATATAAGAATAACTTTATTATTTAATTTAGAAATATAATCAAAGTCTGTTAACAGAAAGTCGGTTTTGCAAAAAAATATATCTTTACCA